TCATAAAAAATATAAAAATTATTTAATTTTAATGGATAATGCTCGTCCTCATAAATCTATATTATTACAAAAAGAAATAAAGGAAAATAAAAATATTTTACTTTATACTGTTGCATATCATCCTGAAACTAATCCAATAGAAGAATTTTTTAGTCAATTAAAACATTATATTAGAAAGAAAAGTCCTCAAAATTACAATGAAATAAGAAAAGAAATAATCGATATATTAAAAACAAAAATAAAAAGAAAACATTTAGAAAATTATTTTAAACATTCTTTTAGAATTTATAACTAATTTTTTGTTTCATTTTAAATATCGGTTGGTGTAATTGTAGGGCATTTTTAATAGAATATGCGTATGGTCTTTTATGACGTAAGCTCTTAGTGGTAGAACAATCAAAATTCAATACAGGTTCAAGCATATAATCAGGAATGCAATCGGGATAATACGCACCAAACATACTACCCACAATCTTAGCATTGGTATCCGTGTCTCCTCCCATGCTCAAAACCTCAAATATGGCCTTTTCATAAGTATATCTCTCTATATGACGTAGAAAATAAATAACCATGACAAAAGCATGTTTAGCATGTCCAATATTCTTCATACAACTATAATTGTCCTTTAATGTTACTAAGGAACATGCTAGAGCAAACCATTCATGAACTGTTTTATTTTTCATACAAAGACCATTTACCTTCTGAAGAATCTTATAAACATCTACAGGCTGCTTTTTCATACGATATTCAAGGATACTACGCAACATAACACAATATACACCAGTACTCAGATGAATAACAGGTGAAAAATGCGTTAAAGAAGCTTCTGCTTCTGCTGCTTGCAGAATATCCGCATCATGATCCAAAACAGCTGCTAACGGAACGCAACGCATGAGCGATCCGTTGGATTCAGATTTTTTATTATTTTTAAAGACATTCTTATGAATATCAGTTACTGTTTTAGCATTGTCTAAGGCATCCGAAGTGGTACAACCTTTATCGAGGGGATCAGAATTAGCCCATTCAATATAACGTTTAGCAATATTGTCAATAGGAAATTCATCCCCATTCATACCATCGACAATACCTTGCAATAGGGAAATTTCCATCTCAGAATCATCTGTATATTGTCCATGAAATGTGTTTCTGCTAGGACCGTCCATATGCATTGCCTCATAAACTTCTTCGCGAGTGGGTAAGCGTCTTAGAAATTCAACACCTGAACCAGCTGCATCAGCAACCCAACCTGCTAAAAACATATTTCTAAGCATTTTTCTAATATAAACACATATTATTCAAACAACATAATATACGCATCTTAGAAAAACTATCAATTCATAAACATTTTTTGTTCTTGTTTTTGGTTTTCCCTTTTTAGGCCTATCAGCAAAGCTGGTGGCCGGCCAAAAAGGGAAGAAAAAACTGATAAAAATTATATTTATTTCATATATTTAATATATTTTATAAAAAAAATGAGTTCCAAAGACGGTATTCCAATTTTTATCAAAAAATTATTTAAGATCGTCAGCGATCAGAATATACCCAATATTCACTGGCTGAAAGATACAAATAAATTTATTATTCATAAACCAAATAATTTATGTAGCGATATGAGACATCTTTTCAAATCAACAAAAATCAAATCTTTTGTCCGTCAGTTGCATTTCTATGGATTCAAAAAAGTTGGTGGGTCACGTCATGAAGAATGGATTTATTTTAACAAGCATTTTACCGCTATGGGAAATGAACTTATGGACATTCGACGAAATACTCATCACAATTTCGACGAGCTTGCCAAAAGAGTTGGAGCTCTTGAAGAAAAACAAGTTCCATCCACCGAGCCTTCTAAAGGTAATCCAGATATTCTTGCTAGAATCACGGCTCTTGAAAGCAAACCAGATCTGCTTGCTAGGGTTGAGGCTCTCGAGAAAAACAATGCTCTTCTTGCACGTATTGAAACTCTTGAAAAGCAAAATGAAGAACTCAAGGAAAAAATGGATAATATGAATTTTGACAAGTCAATTTCACTTATAGATAATGATGTATTTCCTCTAATTTCCGAATATGACGATGATCTAATAAAAAAAGAATTCAAACTTAACCCAGATCTAGTCGTGTGAAAAACTGATTTTTGTATTTTATAATTAATATTAAACCTTGTATTTTATAAAAAAATGACCTTAATCAAGGATATATATTACGTTATATTTCAATATCTTCCTCTCAGGGATTTATTTAATTATGGCAAAACATCTTCAAAAATGCATGAACTTACGAAAAATTTTGAATATCCAAACACAATATGTTTAAGTCCAGTCCCAATCAACCCCAGATTTAATATAACACATATTAACGGAAAAAAAACATGTTATTATTCAATTGATACAATAATACAAGTATTGAACGATCATAAAAATATTAAATTTTGCGTAGGCTTATCCAAATACCCAATTGATATTATCAATCGAATATTTAAGGAATGCCCACATTTGAAAACTCCAAAATGTAATATCAAAAATTTATATGTTAATGAAACAACGATAACATCATTAGATAATTTCATATATATAAATTGTTTGAGTATAAATAATTGTGCAGGTATTAATAATATATCTAAATTAGTTAATGCCGAAACATTATTTTTAAGTGGAATAAATATAGATCATATACCTGTTTTGCCAAATTTAAAACATATTACGTTAAGAAACATCAACGATATTCCGGTTTTACCTAATTTAGAATCAATCACAGTAATAGACAGTAATATAACGGATTTATCACATTTACGAGCATTAAAATATATACATTTAAGAAATTGTAATCAAATAAAAAGTATTGTTTTAAACAATATTGATGGGTTTATAGTCAATAAATGTGATAATCTTACTAATATCAGGATTAAGTCGGCTAGACGTATATCGATATGGAATTCTGCAATAAAAGACATATCATCATTTATTAATGTAAAACATTTGAATTTAACAAATTGTAAAGATATTAAAAATTATGAAATATTAGATTATTTTATGGGTAATATATTAAATTTGAGTAATTGTAATATATCTAAAATACCCAAAATAAAATATTTAAAAAATTTATATTTGTCAAGGTGTCCAATTAACAATTTTGATCAGCTAAGAAAAATGCATATTGACGAATTGGTACTAATTGGAATGAAAATTAATAATTTACTAGTATTAAATCAAGAATCATATAATAAAATAAGATTTGTGTCATGTCAATCATTAGAAAGTTTAGAACCGCTCAAAGATACTCAAATAGGCGAATTACAGTTAGTTAATTGCAGGTCATTAACTGATATTCCTGTATTTACTAACGTTCATACACTTATTATAGATAGATGTACTCATGCATTTCAAATGAATAAATTCAAATATATCAATAAATTAATAATTGACAAGAAATATATTAAAAAAAAAATGATCATTAATTTGTCAATTTATCATTTTATTAAATATTATAAAAACACTCTGACAAAATGCCACTCACCAAAGCCCAAAAGCGCCAAAAGCGTCAAAAGCGACGCGAACATTTCAAGAAGCAGATAGAAACACAAAAAACGAAAAAGCGCTCAACAGCAGCGCTAGCCATTCAAAAACGTTTCCGAAAATACTGGCGATGGGCCAAGCCAACAAAAATTATTCAAAAATGGTTTAAAAATCTCGAATATATCAAACAGTATCACATCTGTAGGGATGAAATCGAGGATTTGCGACACACTTATTCCGGTATTCATAATGAAGACATGGATTACGATAGTGTATATGTTTATCTCAAAAGCGTTCCACCAATTGCTGTAGCGGTTTTCTATGATTTCCCCAAGGTTATTCCAATGTTGTATAATCAATATATGAAACATGAATTTCCTAAGGAATATTTGCAACAATTGTTATACATTGCCATTACGCATAATCGAGTCAAATGTGCTCAAGTTATTCTGAATCTAGGTGCAAAAGCCATTATTCCGAACTATCGAGTGGAACGCTTTAATTATCGTCATGTAAAATGCCAATGGCACAGAACGCAAAGTTATTCAGATGATGATTATATGGATTATGATGAAGAGCCCCCATATTTCAATAGCAAAAGCTCAAATACATCTTATTTGAAAAATTTTGAAATTATGCCCCCCCTTTTCATATCAAAATCCGCCGAAATGACTAAATTACTCATTAGATATGGTGCTGATCCACTGGAATTTTTGATTAAATATGACGATAAATCTACTCTACCTGAAATATCTGAAAAGGGATTGAGGAAATTGGTACATGATAAATACAAATATGGATATTCCAACAAAAAAATTCCAGAAGACAAGATGAAAGATATTATGGATATAACTAAAAAGGAAATCAAGGAAATTGACGGTGCATTTGTAGAAACGAATATCACTGCATTCCATTATGCGATTGAACAGTTCAAACCCGAAATTGTAATGGTTCTACTGGAACGCATCCGTGATTTGGAAAAACTGGATCATATTTTTGGCAAGGATATTAATGGTATTATCAGTGGATATATGGGAACAAAATCTGTAGCGGAATTCAAGCAAAAATTTGATTATCTTGCTCTTCTCCCTGCACTTACTCTAGATATTTCACGTAATTCCACAAAAATATTTGTTAATCCTGAAACGGGGATGTCTTGTGCATGGCACAAGCATTGGCATAGCAGCAATGAAACACTACAAATTTCCAGAAGCCATAATATTGGATCATACAATAATAGCCAAAAACATTATTCAATAAATGAATATTACAATATTCCCTACAGTAAAAGTAGATATCTAAGATATGATGATAAAACTGATACGTTTTATGAATATATCCGTTATATAATGCCTGAATTTAAGAATTCCGTTAGTGGATTTTTGGTGGAATGGAATAAATATGAAACCAACATTTATTCATATATTCCATCATCGAAAGGACGATTTAATTTGAATTATGATATCAAATATGATGTTTCTCCAGAAGCCATCACCATTTCTCACGAAGGTACATGGAAAGATCTCAAGAAAAAATGGCGCAATGAAGGTATTTGCATTGAGTCAATTAAAGATATCTTTGGAACATATACACTTGCCCGAGAAAACAACCTCGCTTCTATTCAAGAAGCAATGGAACAATTTTTCACAGAAACTTAAAAAAAATATATGACATTATAATAATGAAAACAGTCCGATTTACAGAAGATACTAAACAACATGATGGATTATCACCTGATTTACGTTTATATGACGAAGTAGTTCATGACTTTTTTAACAGACCCTCCAACAGATATAAAACACTTAATAGTCTCAAAAAACCCATTAATAAAGATATTTTAGCAAATCTAATTAAAAATTTGCTAAACTTAGCGGATAGATCGAATTTTGCAAATAAAACTCCTGTACTTCAGGGTGGTGGAGGACGTGGCAATGTAGTCGATAAACGATTCACGAGTTGGATATTAAAATTAGTAGAAACTATAAAAAATGATTATATAAAAGCTCCATCCATATAATTATATAATTACTAAAAATCATGGAAGATTTAGATTACAATGTTCTTATGGAAATATGGCCAAAACTAGACAAATATATAAACAATTATCATAATCATGACTGTTATTCACTTATAGATGATTATTTATACAAAAACAACAAACCATATCCAATTAAAAATATAATAAGAAATATAAATAAAATTAAGAGGTTAATTCATCCAATTACATATTTAACCTATGAAAAAACTCGTAAAAATTATGAAAATGGTATATTAAAAGAAACGCCAAATGGTCATATCGATAAAATATATCTAACAAATGATAAAATATATAGTAATTTCGTCTGTACTAGTTCTGATACTCTACTTTTATCAATTCTAGAATATGAAAATAAAAAAATAGTCATTAAAAAAGCAAGTGGAGGAATTCTAAATATAGAACATCATCCAAAGCATTTATATGTTCATTGGTACACTAAAAAAAAAACCGTATTCCAATCTTTTGGGTCTTATATGCAATTATCAAAAATAGATAAATCAATCAAATTATATAAAGATTGCAAAGATTATGATGCACAGAAAAAAGCAGGTTTAGATCTTTTCTTATATCACAGATTAGGAAAAGATATGGGTAACAATATATTGCATTATGTAAGTAGTATAAAATTCCATGATTTAGAATTTGGAGGTGGGCCGAAGATAGTTAAAAAAAACAATTCATTCTTAAGATATTTAATACTATTGTTTCAAATATTTGGGCTTTTATTAGGTATATTGGTAAAATGGATTATATATAACTATACTGAATGAACTATTTCAGATTTCTAGAAAAAACTGCCTTTTTTACCCTATTTAACGGTCTATTTGATAGATTTTGAAAAACTGCCTTTTTCACCCTATTTAATGGCCTATTTGATAGATTGTAAAATTGAAGATAGAGTAAGGATAGAGTTTATAATTTTGGGCAAAAGTAAAGATAGAGTTTATTGCCGACAAAACCCCATTTAATGACCTATTTCGTCAATTTCAGATTTCTAGAAAAAACTGCCTTTTTTACCCCATTTAACGGTCTATTTGATAGATTTTTACTATGAGCATTGAGTAAGAATGAAAGTGTGTGATTTCAGACAAAAATCGCTAGATTAAAAACCATGTTTAACGACCTATTTGATGGATTTTTTTGCAACAAAAGTCCACAAAAATTAATATTTTTCCATTTTTTACCAAGGAGACTATTTTTCTTGATAAAATTCATTTTATAATTTTATATATTACCATTATTTTATAATAAAATATAATATGTTTTAAGTTGCAACAAAAGTCCACAAAAATTAACCGTCCGAAAAATGTCCTTATGGAATATTTCATAAATGGAATCAAATATGCAAAAATCGATGTTTAACGACATATTTGATACAATTTTATATTTTTACACATAATATGGAATCAAATATGCAATTTTATTGATAATAATATAATTAGTTATATATAATATGTTCATATATATATGTTAATAAATACATTAATATAACAGAATAATATATGTTGTTAAATCACATTCCATAGACTGAAATGTGATTCCATAATGAAAACACCAATAAAACCATACATAAAATAAATATAATATTAATGAATTCATGATATATATAATATAAAAACACTAGAATAAAAGATGATGATCAGATATTCCATGGTTCTGCGCGAACTGACCCCTCAAAATAAGAGTTGTCCAAGATACGATTTTATTTTTCAAAAAAAAAATTTCAAAACTCAGAGCAAGTTTCATTTCAGTTCGTTTTCGCGCAGAGACACGGAATTTTGGAATGCTTTAGAATAAGATATGTTGGTAATCAATATATTATATATAAATTATTAACATATAACTATTGATAATATTAACATTTTAAAATGGAATAAGATATGTTGTCAGAATAAATTCCGATTCCATGACATTTTGTTGTTAAACTGACATTTTTCCAATCTTTGTTTTATCATGATATTATGAGTAATATATTTTTAATAAATTCAAAAACATATTTTATTGACATATCTTATTCCAAATATTCCAAAAGTGCGTTTTTTGATTCCAGAATATCCGGTGCAAAGATATACTTAAAGAATATGTGTATATAGTATATAGAAATGTCACATGAATGTAGTAATTGTCATAAAATTTTTTCTAGAAAATCTACATTAGAAAATCATATAAAAAAAAATATATGTGAAAAATATAATAATTTACCTTATAAATGTTCATATTGTCATAATAAATATGCATCAAAAAAATCATTATTGTTGCATGAAAGTAAAAAACATATTAAGGAAAATATTAAAGTAAAATGTAAAGAAGTAAAATGTCCTTTATGTAAAAAAATATTTAGTAATCAAGGAAATGTAAATAAACATATATTAGAATCTAGATGTCCAATGGTTAAAGGTAACAAAGGTAATATAATAATTAATAATGATAATTCTGTAAATATCCAGAATAACAATAATATTCAAAACAACATGAATATTACTATTAATTTTGGAATGGAAAAACTAGATGATTGGATCGATGATGTCGGCAGGAAAATTGTAGATAAATGTCTGAGAGATTTGAATGGACTTCCTATTAATCTATTAGAAGCTAAACATATACTTTCTAAAAGAAATATGAATGTATATTTACCATCTGAAGAAGACAAATACAATAATTCATTAGTATATTCCGATGGCTGGAAAGAAATGAAAACATCTCAAGTAATAGACAAAATGCTTATAAATGTTGCTAATGATATCTATGATATGATTACAAACAATGAAAAATACAAACTAAGACTCAGTAAAAAGCTAAAAGAAAAATTAGACAAAAAGATTACAACTATTCAAAATGATAAATTTCTCCAAGGACCAACAGCTAATATGTTACTTAAAAACAAGGAAATTCTTAGTGATCATTATAATAAAACAAATGATGATGACTTATAATAAAATTTAATTAAGTTATTGTCTCATATACAATATCTTAGTGTATTCAAAACAAGCTCGCTCATATCGTCTAATATTATGTTCGCGCCACGCCCCTGGGTGCAACAGATACTATTTTACATAATAAATTATTATAATATGTAATAATTTATTATAAATTGTTACTTTTTGTTCTTCTTGATTGTTTTCCTTATCTCTGTTGTGTATTTTTGCTAGTCGCATTAATAAGGATTCTCATGGATTTTACTCTTTGATCCTGTCTAGGAGCATTTAAAGTCAAATAAGCAATATTTGCTAAACTAGTTCCATTCCACTTACTAATATGAATATTACCTTCATCAACGCCATTTAATTGTTCATCAACCAATTTCGCATCCTTTGCAATAAATGCACAACCAGCATCTGCACAAGTCGCTATTACTTCAACCATTGCTTTAATTATTTCCATGATCTTATATTCTCGATTCATTTTATAAATTATATAAATATATTTTTAAGTATATTTAAGAATTGTTAAATCGCGTCATTTCTTCCAATAATGATTTATCGCATAGTCCATTTTCGATTCTATCGAGCATAATCAAATGTTTATCTTTATTCGTTTGTGAATGTTCATAAAACTTCAAATCCGAATCTTTATCAAATGAATCTTTCAATACAAACTTAGTTTTTTTAACTTAATAAAATCAGTTTTTATAAAATTAATAAATGTAAAGATTATTTTCATCTCCAATATTACTGAATTTCTTTCAAATAAGCCTGAAATTTCTCTGATAGCTCTCCTTCCACAATTTCAGCTTTTTCAAAAGAATAACTTCCATTTTTCTCAAGTGGAATATCCAGTTCATATATATGGCCTTCGCCATTTAGTAGTTGTGCATGAACATATCCATCAAACGAACACGCACATGGATTTGTCACATTTTTGCATTGATATATAGATCCACTTTCTTTATCATATACAATGTATTGCTTATCTTTTGCCATTCTAACCACTTCATATTTATTGGATACCAAATTCCGATCGCTCATTTTTTATATATATTATTATAAATCAATTCTTTAACTTTACAAAATCAGTTTTTTCCTCATACAGGCTAAAAATTGCTAGTTAATCACGTTATTTTTAATATAATCAGATTTAAAATTCAATATTCGAGTTTTCATATCTTCATCCTCTTCCAAATCGTCAATCGACATAGGATTTCTAGTGAAAGGATTGCTTCCATTATCCTTAAGCCAAGCTGATATAATATCTCTATCAAATACTATTCCATCACATTTCGCCGGAACGCCTATTATATCTAGTGAAATTGGATCACATAGTTCATCGGGGACATTTCTATACTCTGGGCCTCTCCTCATAAATCGAAAGAGTCTATCTATTTTATCTCGAGATAGTCCAGAAAGATAACCATCGATCATCTTTTCAATTCTGGGTTCCATTAGTTTAATAGCCTTAATAATCTTCTTTTTACCAACTCGTTTTTCGCCGGTATATTGAGGTAGTTCTGCCTCGCCGTCTAGAAGTTTTTTCAATTCAAGACTGTTTTTATTTTTGTAAAATCGAGCATATACATCTGGATATTTATCCATTAATTTTTTCCGCATTCTTTCTCTCTCATTTACTCGTCTTGTATATGGTGTTTGTTTATTTCGCTGTGGGCTATTTGACTGATTAAACGCGGTAAAAAGAAAGTGTGCCATAAAATATATTATACAGACAACTAAATTCGCAAAAATCACAAGTTGATTTTATGGGAATCCCCGTCGATTTCCGTCTCGACAGTTTCTAGGTCTTTGTCTTGACCTCTATTTTTTATAAAGATATTTCTTGCACCA